CTGTCATTGTTTTGTTCTAATTCTTTTAGGAGAACTCTATCTCCAATTGGTTGTGCTACTTTGTCTGTCATAACTTAATTTAAAATTTTGATAAATGTGAAAATGTTGATTGTAACCAATCTAATACATTTGGGAATGAATCTAACATACGATGCTTTAATCCCAATTTAAGAAACTCTTGCTTCTCAAACTTTGTTATTGGTTCATCGTATCTATCCATAATTTTCATTCTAAGGTTTCCACTAAATTCAGGTTCTGATAATTGCATCAATTTACGATTTCTTTCGCAAATTTCCAAATTATCTAAAAATAATTCGTGAGCCTTAATCTTTTTATCCAATGTATTTACATACTTAACCATTGTTTCGGTTGTATGTGTGGTTTCTTCTGTAAGGATTGGAAATGCTTTGATAATAGTTTTTGCACCTAATCCATTAATACCTTCGATGTTATCCGATTTATCACCATCAATCATTCTAAAGTTAACAAAATTGTGTGGATGAAATCCGTATTCTTCTTTAACTTCATCTATTGTATAAACTTTCTTTTTTGTTGGCGAATAAACAGATACATCTTTATTTACTAATTGTAAAAAATCTTTATCGGAACTCATAATAATAACCTTCTCATCTTCTTGTCGAAGTTGAGTTGTTATATACCCAATAACATCATCAGCCTCAATACCATCATAAACCATTAAGGTTACAGGTAGGGCTGTTAATAGTTCGGCTAATCCAACCATCTGCCTTCTCATAGAGATTTGCTCATCTTCGGGATTCATATCCACAGTGATGGCACGATTTAGGCGGATTTTGTTTTTAGCTCTATCGGCTTTATAACCTCCGTAAATTTTCTTTCTGCTGTCCGAACCACCCTTACCATCGAATACAATGATACATCGGGTTGGGTTTAAAGTACGGATAGCGTAGCCGATACTTTTTAAAGTACCGACTATGCCTCCAATATGGTCACCATTATCGTTTAGATTTGGTGCGGTTGACCAAGAACGAATGAAGGTATTAAGACCATCAATAATTAGGGTTTTAGAATTCTTTTGTAAATCTCCAAAACTCTTGTGTTCTTCATCTATTTGTTTTAGTATATCTAAATACTTCTTATTAATCTGACTCATTAGCTACATCCGTTGTTTCATCAACTTCCTCTGAAGCGGAATTTGTTTTGTATTGTAAAATTGTAACCTCACATATCCTACGATAAATTTGGTCTTTTAATTCTTCGTTTTTAAGAATATCTGGAAAATCTTTTGATTGGAATTTTATAACTTCGCCAGTATCAGTGTCAATATATTCATACCAAGCACCTGCTTGCTTTACTAACTTATTATCTTTCATAACTCCTAACCAGCTTCCGAAATTATCAATACCTCTATCAAAGAAGATATTGAAATCCGCGTGTCTCAATGGTGGTCCTAAACGATTTTTGATAACCTGTGCTCTTACTTTGATACCAACAATTCTATCACCAACTTTAAGTTGTCCCATAGATTTCAAACGGAAACGAACAGAAGCATGGAATGCTAATGCTTTACCGCCTGATGTTGTCCAAGGGTCACTAAATGCCATTGCGTTCATCTTTTGACGAAGTTGATTAGTAAATACTAAACAAATACTCTGTCTACCAATCATATTGGTGATTTTACGCATTGCTTTGGAAATGATAATTGCTTTATCCGTAGCGTAACCATCTTTACCATAATCAGCTTCTAACTCTTTATGAGTAGATGCAGCTGCTACTGAATCAACTACGATAGTTACTAATCGGTTCTTATCGCCTGTTCTAACTTTCTCAATGATAGTTTCACAAGCTTCAAAAATACCTTCAACCGTATCTACTGAAACGTATAGTAATTTTGAAATATCAACACCAATTGCTTCCAAAAACTCCCTATTAACGGCAGTTTCGGTATCAATCAATACGGCTACTCCACCTTTCTTTTGTGTTTCAGCAAGGAGATGGGCGGAGAGCAGAGATTTTCCACTCTGCTCTAAACCCGTAATCTCTGCTATACGGCCAACAGGCAAACCACCATAAGGTCTATTGGAAACTGCTACATCCAAAAGAGCGTTACCAGTAGATACCCAATCTTTTACGTTGGTAGGAGCATCGCCACCACCATCGTTTAGGAAGTATGCAATCTTACCATCCTTATTTTGTTTGTTTAATGATTCCGCAAGAATACTTGCTAAATCCTCTTGTACTTTGGCCATAATTGTAACCTGTTATTAATTGTTAAATAAATCATCAAATGCTGATGCTACATCATCCTTTTGTGTTGGTTTTGTAGTTTCTTCCTTTTCCCAAGGCAAGTCACCAACTTCTTGTGTACCACCTAAATCAGCAGATACTTTTGATTGTGGTTTTGGTGCTGCTTTTGGAGCTTCTAATTCCTCTACAACTTCATCCGATGCTGGTGTTGAACCTGGGTTTAACCAATTTTCTAACACACCTTTCAATTCACTATAAGATAACTCTGAATACAATTCCGTAATGTTCTTTTGATTTTCCAAAAGAGATTGGATTTGGTCAGCGCTTTCTCCTAATTTAGATTGAGAAGGTTTAACACGAATAGTTGTTGTTGGATAAGCTGCATTTGAATCTTCAGCGGATTGAATTTCTACAACGATATCTCTACCATTCATTGGGTCGGTGATATCTCCGTAATCCGGGTCAGCGATATATCCTAAGATATCCTGATAAACCGTCTTACCAAATCCCCAAAATTTAACACCTTCGTTCTCTTTACCTCTTACGATAACAGGTGCGAAAGTTCTCAATTTTGGCTCCATCTTCTTACCTGCTTTCCAATCATCAGTATCGCCAGTACGTTTAAGTTTTTCAGCGAACTCAACAATTGGGTCAGGTCTGCCAAAAGATGCAGGACTCAAATAAGTTTTGTTGTTAATGTTGTAGTGAAAGAATAATTCAATGAAAGGAATATCTTTATTGAATTTGTAGGGAACTAATCTGATTTGATGTTTTCCCGGTGTTGGCTTCCAAAGTGAATCTGATTTTTTGGAAGTGTTTTGTAACGAGTTGAATCTCGATAGGGCAAGTTTAATGTCCATTTTTCTTACGTTTTAAAGTTAATAATTGTTGTTTAATGTTTAAGGTTTTATCGATATTACCTATATCTAAATATAACCTTTTTATGTTTTTGTTCTACAAATATAGAACTTTTTTTTCACATTTCCAAATTTATTTTGCCCACTTTCCTCTCTGAACTAATTGGGCAATAATACCATAAACTGATAAATCTTCGTAGGTGTCTTGAATCGATTCTCCTACCTCATCCGGCTGTCCTAATACTACTAATTGCTTTAATCTTTGAACCTTATCGTTGATTCTGAACCAAAGACCTGTGAGTGATAGTTTGATATCTTCTTTGGATTGTAAAGCAGTTCCTACCGAAATGTTGCCTGGTCCGTAGTTTCTTTGTTTCTTACAAAATGTTTCATACATTTCTGCTTGGATTCGTTTGAATTCTTCCATCATTTCTGGGTAAATTCGTTCGCAATGTTCTCTTGCGGTTTCTTCGTGGATTTCTATCATAACTGTTTATTTAATTTTTGTTTTAGTTTCATTCCTAATGCGCATGATTCATACTCTTCGGCTTCCACCAAAGTTTTAATGTTTTCATCGATAATAAATTCGAAGTCTACTCTATGAATTGAAAGTTCAACAACAATAATTCGATTTATGATTATCTTTGCAAAGCAAACAATATCTTTCTTATAACGAATACCCCATTCCACTCCTTTGATTAGTGCTTTGGATATTTCGTATCGAAAATCTTCGAATACTGTTTCGGCTGAATTCGTTTCAATTACTAACTTTCTTTTCATTGAAACAAATATAATAAATTAATTCTGAATTTCCAAATTAAAAAGTGTCAATATTTAATTCAGATAAATTTAAGTTTTTGTAAACCTTTGTTGGGATTTTTTTGTAGCCGTAGTTTGATGTAGTAATGATACAATTTTTAAACTCATTCCAATCTAATTGATACGTTGTATCTAA